CAGAGTGGTTGACTCCTCACAAAGGGGGGTGGTCGGATCGGCTACAAAATGCCCCAACACCCAAAACGTGTTTTGTGTTGCCCCAACCGCCCCTTATGGGGCGGATTTAAACAAATATATACAAATAATTGTGGAAAAAGGGTGAAATGGAATACGGAAAACAAGTTTAAAACAAAAACCAACTAACGGCATCTAACACTGCCGAAGCGGTTTCAGAGCCACCAGCCAACCATGAAACGGCCGATGAAACACCGTTATAAACTTGTTGATACCAGGGTACATCCGCTGATGAATCCCCACCAGTTGTAATGACAGGGACAGCGGGAACCCCAGCCCCAGACGCTTGGTTCATAAGTTGATCAGGTGATGCAACAGTAGAGGCAACTGTTGTTTGACCAGGCTGGGAAGGTGCTTGAAATGTTGATAAGGCGTTGGAACCTGCACCGGTACCAGCGCCAACTTCAACGTTGACCACGGCTGTGACTGTGATTGATGTACTTGTTGGAACACCAGTCACACCAGCAACCAATGGTTGTAAGAATGTGCCAAGATTTGTAGTCATCGTACTATTGCTTTGCACAAAGGCAAAGTCCGATGAATCCATTGGGGCCCAAGATACCTTGGCACATCCAGTTATATTAATACGTTTACTAAAACACCACGGGGAGGACATAGCGGTGATATTGGTAAACCCATCAAGACAAGAAGTCGAAGGGGCAAGCGGTATACGACCGGCATATATGACACCTGCTGCGGCAGTAGCCGCTTGGCCCACTTCGACCTTCAATCCTGCTGAGACGACCCTGACAGCAGTACCGGCAGATCCAGCAATTGCACAATTGGATGCTGCAGTTGCCGTACCCGAGGCACTCCAAGCTGTGGCAGGGGTCGCAAGTTGCGTATAAGATGAATAACACGCCAACTTAGTAGTTGTTAGAGTGGTGTTGAAAGTATTACAACACGCATTTGGGTTCAGCATTACCACAGCATCCGCCGCTGTAGTAAGAAAGGTGTACTTTATAAACATTTGCATCTTGTTTATACCAGTTGAAAACACACCAAACCCAAGGGAGGGTGGTTGCGTGCCCCAAGGATCTAAGAGAGCTTTAATGTAGGATTGCACAATGGACGACATGCCTAAAGCAAACTCTCGATTTAGATTATGAGGAACGGCACCGTCCTTTGACAGGACGCCACGCTCCGAACGCTCAACACGAGCTACTTGTTCCTTCATTTCCTTAATACCTTTCCTATTACCAGGGCCCAAAAGAGGTCGATTGGATTCCTCATGCTTCACTTTACGTTCAGCTTTTTTGATAAGCTTTTCCTCGTGACGCAATTTGGACTCCTCCTTCTTCTTTGTAGCATGCTCAGTAAGAGGACCGATAAATTCCCTAACCCCCCCCAACAATTTTGGTTTGCACACTATGTTGAGGAGAGGGTGGTCTGGATCCACCCTGCAACATGACATGCAATCATAAGAACCATCATGATGCACATCAAAATTTGCTATACGGAAATTCGGAAACTTTTGGAGAAATAAGAGCAAATTATGCTCAAAAACCCTGGAACGACAACGAAATACTGTTAAATCACCGACAGTAAATGTGACTTCCGGGGAGTACTCCCTCTCGACAAAGCCTACCTGAACACCAGAAGACTCCTTGTGCTCATTGCCACAGTGGGTATGTGGTCGGAGGGCAACGACAGGAGCTGGCAGACGATGTAGTCGAGATGGGGCAAGACGAACTGGTTGTTTTTCCTCCTTGACCTCAGGGTCCTGGTCAGATTTCTCATCGCCAACCAAGTGGAATGGGGTGGTGGGCACTGAGATGTCCGCAATTCGTTTAGATTTATCAACTCCTCCCATAAGCTTGGGGACAAGGGAGAAATTGGAGGCAGCATCAAAATCCGCTTGTTCTGCAGGACGAATTTTGAAGCCACCCTCGGCCTTTACGCGACAATATATCGCAAAATTGAACACCCGTGACCACAAACACAACACACGTTTCATGGCGGGGTGAGGCTGAAAGACAAAAGCCTTGGTTATGCCCCCAAACCCAGTAATGGTAATGTATGACCAGCCGTCAAATGGTTGACGGTCCATCGGCCAAGGCATAAGACCAACATCCAATGGGATGTCATCAATATCTGTTGAAGACAAACCCAATAACATTTTCTGAACTGTGGCAAAGGGTATTTCTACGGGTTGCTTTTTGGGTTTAGTTTTCTTGGGACGATTTTGATGTTTGGGTAAGGGGGGATCCTTGTGAACCATAGAACCCACTGACTTTTGATGAGGGGAATAGTCACCAAAATCATGGTCACTAGGAGAAGGAGGGGGAGATTCAAGATTAGGGTACTCAGCCTCGCGTGGTACCACATCTGCGATGAAGGGTTGTCCAGGAACTGTGGGAACTGGTCGGGGTCGACAAATCTGGTTACCGCCCAGACATTCCCAACGTCGCTCTATTGGGCAATTGTTTTCACAATCCTGACGACAATGAGGACCCTGATCACAGGGATGACAATCTGAATTATCCAATGAAGAATGTGTATGGAGGCCTCCACCACCAACATTGATGTAGGTACACTCACTGATACACTTTCGTGAAGTTTGCTGCTTTATTAAACTCTCAGGCAAGGAGAGGATTGGTGCGCACCGGCGCGGTTTGAGTTTTTCAGCACTCATCTGCTCTTGTTCTGCCGAAGCCATTGACAAG